TTCACACATGATATGCAAAAAGTTAACCTTAAAGTGGAGGCTAGAGTTTGTCAAAGTTATATGTGAGTCACTTTGACCTGTAACATTTTGATACATATTACTAAGAATGTTTGGAACAATAGATTCTCTAAATCGAGGGGCTCTTGCATGATGTTGAACAGTACCACTTTTTCTAGTAGCAGTAAAGGGTGCTAATTCACCAGGTTGGATATCTGTGTATAACCCTAGAACAGTTTTAAGTAACACATCTAAATTACTAGTTATACTATTCCCTGATGAATCCACAGATGATTTCATCACCCATGAAAACAAATCTAACAAATTTTTTACTTTGATAATCAAAGGATCTTTATCTTGAAAACTAACTGTGGGAGCAATATTGCCTGTTCTTGTTGTGTATCCCATGAATGGACTTTTATCAGATACAACCCAATGTGGAGATACATTATCACTTAAGGCATTGTCAGGAGGAGAATATTCATAAAGAAAATGATTTTGCAATGCATGTTTATTAGCATTCATATCAATAGGTCTACATAACATGATTTGATGAGTTAAAGGTGGCATTGAAACTCCTGTTATTGCCTCTCCCCATGTGTAATCTCTGATAAATTGAGCTAATTCTGCAGGACATGAAATACTTTTAATAATTGTCAAATCAGTCTCTCCCGAAATTCCTCTATTCTTTAATTTTTTAAACCTCCATTGTTGAAGGTATTCTTCACTCTTTATTACAGACCTTAACTTTTTATCGGAAGAACGTCTATTCCTTCCTCTCATTATGAATAAATCCATGACTGATCGTCCTGATTCAAATTTTCTTAATAGTTCACCTAATATTCCTTCTGGTGTTGCACTGTAAATAGTAGATAATATCTTAGCATCTTGAGGTTTAGCCGATGATAAGGTATCTATGATCATTTTACTTTCTATAGAATTTGATGCTCTGATGAGATCCTTAACATCTTGATTTCTAACTTTCCTCTTTAATGCAGGTAATATATAGGATCTTAATTTAGAAACAGGAAGCATAGGAGTGACAATATTTAGACTATATGGATCTCGATAAAGTCTTGTCATATCTTTATTTCGAATAATTTTACATCTCAAAAATGAATTCATAATGTGAACATACTCAGGATAATGAGTTGTAGCATAAAACATCATATGAATGAACGGAGATAATAAATCTGACTCAGCTCTAACTCTCATGTTATGAAGATAAATAACAGGAAAACCACCTAACATATTTGGGATCAATAAACTGACCATCATTTCATCATCTGTCAAACCATCATATAGTTTGCAAGTTACAAGTTGCCAGTACGACCAAATCAAAGCAGTGAAGTAAGCTCCATAAGTATTTGTCATGCATCGACAAGCACTATGTGCATTACTGAATGAACTTGCTATATACTCGTCAAGAACAGCAATCATAGCATTATTTGCACCATACACTTTTTGTATCTTCCTAAATCCTTGTGGTAATTCAATAGTCCCTACACTAGAACTTTTTGAAAAGGTAAAGTATTTTTCACTCCCGTAAGATTCTTGAACTTTGATTTCATGCCCAAACTCTTTAGCCACAGTTTCTACTTTATTCACAATCAAATGATGATAATATGACATATCATGACTAATCAACATAGTAGGATGGATTAATACAGCCAACCTCATATCATCTCCTTTACATAACATATGATATTTCATATTCAAATCTTTCATTGCATATTTGATCTGATTAACATAGACCCAAACCCAG